TAACTCCGCTTTTAATTTAGCATCATCTTTATTAGAGTCTTCAGATTCTTCTCTTAGAAATTGAGTTGCAAATTGATTATTGTACATTATTTATATTTTTTAATTCATCAATTAAAGCATAATATTGCATAAGTCCTACCAATACCTCATCTTTTATTGATTCGTTAGATCCTAAAGGTTTTATAAAAGTTAAAACTTCATTTAATTTTATTTTAACCACTTTATCTTCAACTTTTTCTTTTAAAGTAGTTAATTCTTTTTTTACTTTTTCTAATTGAGTATTTAAATAAGATTTTAACTGTTTAGTATCTGATATATTATTTATGTATTCTTTTAATAGATTTTTTTGTCTTAGTGATAAATTATTGTACTTATCATTAAACTTCTCTACTAATATTTTATAAGCTAGCAATCTTATTTCTTTATCTTCTTTTAAAAATTCTTCTACTACTTTAGAAGCTACTTTTCTTTCAGTAAGAGTTTCTTTTGTTACGTGCTCTAATAAATTTAATTTATTTGCTATTATTTGATTTGTATTTTGAATATTGCCTTCTAATTGTGATTCAATCAAAGTGTAAACTGAAGCATAAAACTTATAAGTATCTATTTTTGCCTTAAAGAAATTATCTAAATCGTAATTTTTTTTAATCTCCTTTATTAGACTGTATTTTTGTTTGTCTATAGTTTTCCTGTCTAACTTTTTAGCTTCTTCTAATACAGTTGTAATTAAAATATTAGCTTTAGTTTCATTTAACTTTTCTGAATTTAATATAATATTATACAAATTAAGTTCTTTGCCTAATTCAGTATCATTAAAATATCTTTTAAATATCTTAATTGCTTTTGAATCTTTATTGGACATCAAATCTGATGTAGCTTGTCTAACCAAAAGTTCAAATAGTATTCCTGTATTTTTATACTTAGAATGTTTTATCATTATTTTCTTTTTACTGTCCTTAGAAGATCACAGCCTATAATATTGTTATATATAAATATTTAATTATTCTGATAAATCACGTTTTATATTATTTTCATTTAATAATTCAGGTTCTTTATATAAAGAAATCTTTTTATGTAAACTTTCTAAGGATTTTTTATTCTTTAAATAAGTAGTTTGAGTTACTGAAGGAACGGGATTTTCTTTAAGTGCTAATGGAGATCCTCCTTTATATTTAGTTTTTAAACTATTATCAGGTTTAGAATCATTGGGTTTTGATTTCATATCATATGCTCCCATTCTATCTTGACCTAATGGATCATCTTGAGTATTTATTACAGATACTTTATCTTGAGGTCTTCCAGGTAATCTNACAGGTTCATTAGGATCTATTTCATTATATCCTTGAGGAGTATCTGCTGCAGCTAAATTAGTGTTACCGTATCCACCATACATGGAAGCTATTTGGTGAGGAGTACCGTAAGCTTCTCCTGTTTCTGCAGGATCATTTCCTTCTTCTTCAATTTGTTTAAGTCTAAATGTTCTCTTTTTATCTTCTACAATCAAACCTCTGTATTCATCAAATTCTTCTTCTGAGAAATGGAATAATTTATCGTATATCCAATCCGTAGGAAGTAAGTTGGTATCTATCATTTGAGCTGCTAAATCCATTTTTTCTTTCATCAGAGCAACTCTTTCTTGTTCATATACTATAGAAGGAATGGTTAAATCTAATTCAAAATTAGTCAAAGATTCATCAGTATATCCTATTGCATATAAATGTACTAATGCTATTTTGGTTAATTCTCCTAGTACAATTCTTTGTAACCTTTCTATTGTTCTAGCAAATCTTACATCTTCTTGAGCTAACGTTGAGTTTTTTATAACTACTTGAGTATCTGTTAGATAGTTATGATTTTCGTTTTTATCATAAACTTCCATGTTATAGGTATCAGTTTTATTTTCTAACCACTCTACTCTAACAACTTTATGATTAAAACAAATTCCTATTTCTTCATTTAAAAAATATTCTAAAGTTATATTTTCTTTATTTAAAATATTTTTTAATTGTTTTTTTGTTAATCCAATCTCATTATAAAAAGAATTTATATCTTTACTTCCATTAGCTTTATTTTTGATAAAATCAAAGGATAAGTCTTTAGGTCTTCCTTTTATAAACCCTAAATTCTCATTCAATAATTGATTTACAGTATAACCATTTTCTTGAATTATTTCTCTTATTATATATGGAGTATAATTTAGTATGTCACATAAATCTTTAAATTTTAATATTTTATTTTTATTATTTTTTAAAGTTTCAACTATGTTACTAAAATTAGGTCTATCTCTCCAATTAATATTTTTAGTACCTAACATGTCATATCTACCATCAGGAAAAGATTTTTTATATCCATCCAATAGGGGAATATGAGAATTTCTCTTTTTATTTAAAATAGAGGTAATTTCCGATCTTTCGGGATTCAAATATCCTTTTTTAACAATATTGGACCTCTCTTCNTAAGTTTTATTTGCCCAAGAATTTTTCAATATACTTTTTAACTCTGGGTTATTTTCAAGTTGTTTCTTTCTTCTCTGCGAAGCTGATAATTTATATTCCTCTGTTTGTTTAGTTTCTTTACTTTTTCTCTTTGATTCTTCAGAATGTATGGTATGTTGAGATAAATCTTTATGTAGATTTATGTGGTTTTCCCACCCCATCCTATCTAAATTTTGTGGACTATTATTAAATCTATTAAAATCTTTATGGTGAATAACNATCAAATCTTTTTTACTAAAAGATCCATCAGGCAATCTTCCGTTATTCTCTATAACTCCATTAAAGTAAGAATCTACCATTTTATGAGTAAACTCCCAATTTTTATCTTTGGGTTGATATACTTGTTGGTATTCACTACTTTTAACTCCTTTTATTGGGGAATTTCTAGTTATAATAGTTCTTAAACTATCTCCTTCTTTCAAATCCTTAGCCTCTACTTTAGTTCCGTCTTTTAATATAAATCCGTGATCTGGAGTAGAATCAATATAAGTATCATTATCTATGTGTACCCTAACAACCTGAGCATTTAATCTGGTCTTTTCTGCCAAAACTATTTTTCCAGGTATTACTCTATTTTCTACAAAATCATAAGAATATGTCCATAAAGGTTCGGAATAATCTGTTTCATAATATTCTGCTATTTCTTTAATAGTTCTAATAGTACCATCTAATAATTTTATTTTTGTATCAGGTGCGATACATTTTCCAGATAAGTCTTTTTCATATCCTAAAAATGCTTTAGGAATTTTTAATGAAGCAAATAACTTATTTAAAAGATAGTTTATATCTTCTATACCATTATACTCTAATCCTTTTGCAGTATCTATTTTTGTTGAAGTATCATTTCCTCTTACTGGTATGAAGAAATCTTCCAACATATTCTGCACATTATAATTTAAATTATATTGGCCTGTAGTAGAATCTACGAGAGGGATTTTTTTCATTTTAGAAATCATTCTCTGCATATAATTTTCTACTTCTCCAGGAGGGATTGCTCCAACATTTACATAAAATACTCTTCTTTCAGGTGCTCTAGTAATTCTGTGAATCAACATAGCATCTTCCATTAAAACATATTGTTTGTATAATTTTCTACTAGCCTCTATATAAGATCTACCGTAAGGTAAGAAATTTATATCCCCAATTAATCTTAAATGGGCCATTTCATAATTATAAAAAGTAATACCTAAATCTGTATTTTGGTAAGAAGTTGAATAACCTGCTGTGGCACCTAAGGCAGCTGTTGGATCATATTTATAAATTACTTCAGAAGGGTTGTCAGGATTGGTACCTTCCAATCTGACTATGTTATAGGCTGAAAAAGGGATTACATTATATATACCATATTTCTCTGCAATCTCAAGCTTTAAGAAAAAATCACCATATTTACAGTTTGAAACAAACACTCCATTTCTACTATAAGTACCATCCTCATTATTACTGCATATAGCAAAATTATGCCTATCTTGTTCATTATTAGGTCCTTCAACTTCCATGCAATAAGTGTTTGCCTTATNGGGTAAGATAGTTACTGAAACTACTTTACACATTTCTGTACTATAAGGCATTAAACTATCTCCCTCTTTTAAGTCTATAGCTTGCTTTTTAGTACCATCTCTCATTATAAATTTATGATCTGGAGTTGTATCTACATAAGTATTATCATCTAAAGTGATTCTCACTATATCTGTATTTTCTCTGGTGATATCACACCAAGTTACTTTTCCTGGCACTAATTTATTGGTTCCCTCTTGTACTGAATATACCCATATATCTTCTTCAGGGTTATTTTTTTTACGTTCCGCTAAATCTTTTATCTTTATTTCAGTTCCATCTAATAAAGGAATCATAGTGTCTTCCTGTATACACATATTTCTAATCCAAAACCAGAGATTAAATTCTATGTTTAAAACATCATAAAAAAGACTTCTTAATATAGTTTGTATATTCTTATCTGCAGTAACTATTTGAAGAACATCTCCTTGAGCATTTTTAAGTGTACAATTATGAGTATATAATTTTGATCCATCTTTTGTTTCTATAGCAAATATGTGATTATCTCCAGCATTTACTATATCATAAACAGGTTTTTTACCCACACTTTCTACTGATATTACTTTACTAGGATAAGAAATGTAATAAATAGAATGCAATTCTCTTAATGTAAGTATACTAGAACCTGATATTAATTGATCAGTAAATATTTGATCTCCTTTATAATCAATCCATATGTGATTTGAAGTGGCTTCAATTTCAGTTCCATCATCTAAAGTAATTTTATATACTTCTTTTTCACCGTTATAGGCAACTTTATCCGCTTGAATTGGTTTAAAAGTATTATCATCATCTAACCCGTATAACCAAAAATTAGTTTCTTTGGAATCATATAATTCTTTTATAGTAACTCTTCTACCATCTAATAAAGGTATAATAGTATCTGCTCCTAAGCATTCATCAGCTATTATATCGAGTGCAGAAGCTATAATGGGATCTGTATCCATTGCTTCATAATCAGCATATATTTGAACCCTAGTGCTTTGATAATTTTGAGCTAAATTTAAGTTTACTCCGTAGCTAGTTGAAGTAGTATACACTCTGTTAAAGCGGTCTATTAGAGCATTAGTTTGTAATACACCGTCTACTTGTATCCGTTCTACATCTACTGTTTTTAAAGTACCTCCATCATTCCTGATTATTACATCAGTAGAAAATAATCTTTTTAAACTAGTAAATAAATTTCTTTGTATTTGCTGTTCTGCCATTTTATATTTTATAAATTATAATAACCAAGTAATGTCTTGAAACTCATTATTTTTTGTAGGCATTAACCAGGGATTTTGTTGCATATTAGGTTTTGTAGAATAAACTTCAAATCCGCTTGTTGTTTTATGGTAGCTATTTAAACTTGCGTAAGTTAAATCATAAGCTTTTTGTCTAAATCTTAGAGCTGTATCTCTTAAGAATAAACCCGTGAATAAAGGAATTACCAAATCATCATTATACCCTTGCATAGCCTGTGGTTTTCCATTTTTCCAAACAAATACTCTCAGCTCATCTAAAGTTCTTTGAGATTTTATAATTACGCTTTTTTCCTCTATAAAAGATCTACCTTTTTCTATAACTAAAGGCCTAGTTCTTTGATTCATACTGAATCCAGGAGTCATTCCTTCTCCACTATCAAATTTAGTAACGTACAAATCTATTTGAGTACCTACCATTTCTGATTTAGGAGAGTAATATAAATTGTGGTATCCATTTTCTTGAACTGTAGTTACTACATCCCATCCTATACTAGCATTTTCTATTATTAACAATGCAAAATTCCATTCAGTGGCTACTGATATTAACTTTCTAGCAAAATCTTTAGTGGGAAGTTGATCTTTATACTCTGCTACTTGTTCTAATTTTTCTATATCAAATACGTGAAAAGTAGAGAAGTCTTTTCCATCCCCTCTAGCCACATCCGCAATAACCATATATGATTTTAAAGGATCAGGATAATCCCACAACCAGTAAACTCCTCCCACATCTCTTTTTTCTATAGGGTCTTCAATTAAAGTATCATAATATTTTAAAGTTTCTGGCTCAATTACCGTTTCTCCTGATGTAGCAAATGAACAATCACATTCTTGAGCTGCGTTTCTAGCTCCTAATTGTTGGGTTTGTTCTTCTCTCCAAGTTTGATCCCTTTCAGGATGTACTGTCCAAGGAAGAGATATAGGAGTGAATTTATTTTCTCCGTTTTGAGCTCTGGTAAATTCTTTATGAAACCAATTTCCAACACCATTAGGAGTTGAAAGAGCTATACATCTACCACCTGTTGCTAGAGTCTGTTGTGCTGCAGTAAATATTTGTTCAACATTATCTATGAAGGCACAATTATGACTTACTATTCCATTAGAATAATACTCATTATCGAATTCCACATCTAGTAAATCATAAAGCTTTATATTTTCCTCTATAAAATTTTTACATAATACAATTTCTTCGGTATATAGAACATCACCCTCTACTATATCTTTAGCATATAAAAAACTTTCATTTTTCATTTTTAATTTATGATTCTCGGAACATTTTATAGAATTTCCATCCGATAAAATAAAATAATAATAAGAATCTTTATCCAAGCTTTTAATACCTGAAAAATTGCTCCACCCCAAAGGAGTTAAAACTTCCCAATTTTCTATTTTTTTAATTGTGCTCAATGTTAAAAAATTGTTTCATAGGTTTAATTAATTGTGGATTTTTTTCAAAATCAACTTTATGAACATTTTCTAAAAACCATTCATCTGATATTATTTTATAGGCATATTCATTATTGACTGCCCATTCCTTAGCAGCTATTTCTTTAATTTTATTTTTTTTAGAATTTATTTCGCTATTAGGTTTTATTTCATATAATATCTTATTGTCAGAATCTTCAAAATCAACTATATATAATTTTCTTAAACCTTCTAAGTAATAAGGTATTCGTATTTTTTCGTAATTTAATTTAGGATTTAACAAATGAAATATAGCTTCCCAAGAACTTCTGTATTTTATCTTAATATTATAAATATTTATGTCCATTTTATATAAAATTTATTTATATTCATTATTATTAATTAAATCTTCTATAGCAACTTCTTTTATCTCTCCTGTTGATTTATTTCTTACTTTAATTTTAGTATCTCCTGAAACACATTCGTCCATTACAAGCAAAGATACTGCTTCTGAACGAGCTGAATCCGTTGCTGCTGATACTGCCTTTATTTGAGAACCATTTTTTAGTCTTAAACTAAGTCTGTTATGTTCTATAACAGGTAGTTTCATCCATCCAGGTAAATTATCATAAGCAAATCTTACTTTAGTTACCATGTTTTTAGCAGTAGCCTGTGTTGTAGCTAATACAAGTATGTTTTTATCTTGTTCAAATAGCATCATCCATAAGGAAAATGCTGATACTAAAGTAGAAATACCTAACTGCCTAGACTTGTTTATTATGTTGTAATCAAATCTTTGAAATATATGTAGTACTTTTTCTTGAAAAGGGTATAAATTAAAAGACATTCTCCCTTTAGTTGGGTGTTGAATAGTATAATACTTCTTCATCCAATAAACAGGATCTGATTTACACCTAAGTAACTCTTCTTTTATTTTTTCACTTATATTTGGTGCACTATTAGTCATGTACTTAATTATNTNCCTCTTGTTTATTAGGATTTATTCCTAATTTTACTCTAAGTGTTTTAATCTGTTGAGGAATATCTCCAATTTGTTTTTTATAATCCTCTATAGATAAAATACCTGCTTTATATTGCATAAGTAATTTATTTTTTTGGAATATTAAATTATCTAAATCTTGTATTTTTTNATCTAATGATTTTTTTTGAGAATCCTCTTCTAAATCCTCATAAACAAAATCTTCAAACATTAAATTTTTTAAAGAATGCATCATATTATATATATAAAATTATATATTAATAAATAGTATAAATTAGGATTCTAATTTTAAGGTATTTTTCTTAGAGGAAGGCTTATATTGAGATACTATAGATTGCCATTGTTGTTTATCATACTTTATACCGTTAATATAATACTCAGGAGCTTTTTTTTCTGCTGACTTATCATATGAAATAGCGGGTCCTCCTAGATTATGGAACTTTCTAATACCGTCAGAACCTTCTAAGTAAGTTATTTTTTTACCACAAGTAGTAGTAATAGTTTTTAGTACGTTTTGCTTTTTCATTTATAGAAATATAAACTTTAAAATAATAATATGTAACAATATAATAAATATTATTGATAATTACAAGATTATCTTAAAGTTTATTTAATGATTAAGAAGCAGGNGTATTTTCTTCAGATTCATCCGAAGGAAGTTNTTCTGTTCCAAAAGTAGCCTCATTACCTGCTTCTGTACCAGTTTCAGCTCCTTCAGGATTTTCTGTACCAGTTTCAATTCCTGCAGTTGAAGTTGTTGCACTTGAAGTAGCACCACTCAGATCAGGACCTCCTCCTGCATTTTGTTCTTCTCCTTCAGGTCCTTTAGTTTGTATAGGATTGCCTAAAGACAATAGATTTGCTATTGCGTTTGTACATCTTTCTTTTTCTCCTATTGTTTGTAAATAGAAATTTTTTCCCTGTACTGTAGCTTCATATGCTTTTTCTAAGAAAGTTAAAGTAAAGAATTGATTATTATGCAATACTATTTTAAAAGTAGTAGGTTTAGGTGCTACAATGTAAATTCCAGTAATATAATCTTTAAATGCATTAGACATTAACATTTTTAATGTCTTTTCTAAAGTAGGATATTTTTCTAAAAGATATCCAATAGGATTATCCTCAAAAGACTGAACTTTAGGTTCCATCATCTGAACTTCATTTAATATCAATCTTCTTATTATATCCTTATTAGTCATATTATTTTTTATATTTCTTTTTATTTTCATAAACTGCATATCCGGGAGTTGGAGCTTGTTGAGGCTCACTCATTTCTGCAGATTGTTCAGCCATAAATTCTTCAACTGAATGAATATAATCAGAAGCTAGTGTTACATAAGCAGCTACCCATCCTGGTAGTTCGTCCTCTGGATGAATTTGCATTTCTAGCTTAGAAGCATTTGATATCAAACTTCTTAATTCGGCTTTAGCCATACGTGCTTGATGACTTTGACCATGATTATAGTCTATGCCTTGCATTCTTTGGCATTCATCACACTCTTTTAATACGTCTCCTAATTTAATCATTTCTATAGGTTTATATAAATAAATATACAATATTATTTCTTATTGTCAATAGGTACCCACCATATACAAACATATTCTGTAGGTTCGGTTGGGATTTTACCGTCTCCATTCCAATTTATATAATATTTTCCTTCACATAATTGGGTTTCTTTGTTCCATTTAGCACAATTAGCGCACATAGCACCTCCTTTAGGTACTTCTTTAGCAGGTTTAAACCCTTCAGGAAATTCTAATTCAGGAGATTCTTCTTCTATTTCTAATAAATTGGCTAATTTCAACATATTTTTTATTTTTTGTTTTTTATATAATCTCTTATTCTAAGAAGAATTTTATATTTTTCATTATTATCAGAAGATTTATTCCATAATAATTCATAATGTTTTTTTTCACCATCTGATAATCTATTTAGTAATTTTTTAAAATTTTCTTCATTACTATTTGTAGGATGTTCATCAGATGCCATTCCTTCTCTTAAAATATCTATTAATTTGATCATATTATATACGTATTTTTATTACCAAGCCCTGCATGACCAGTAATTTGCTTTGGTTCTAGGTCCAGGATTTTCACAATGATGTCTAGCTCTAAAACTTTTTCTATGCTTAGGACTAGATTTTTTTATTCTCATATTAGGATCACCAAAGTTTACTTTAATTACATTTCCTTTAGCATTCTTAACATATACTGATCTTTTTTTAGGACCATCAGGAGTTAAAAAAGGTTTTCCTAGACTTACTTTTCTACCATGATACTCTGCTTCCTCAAGCCTATTCCAATGTTCTGTAATGTATTCTTTCAAACACTCTGTACAGTATTGATCAGTTTCATCAATAGGGACACAATTAGGTACAGTCTTTCCATCCTCTTTTTTTGTGCCTACGGGGTGATAACCTCTCCAACAAGGATTATCTTTAGAGTTTCTCAAATCCTCATTCATTATTATTTTTATTTTTATTTGAAGCTCTGCTACTAATGTTTCTATAAATTTTTTATATAGATGAGAGCCATATTCATCTTTAAGTACTTCAGCTACTTCTTTTGCAAAATCTTTATAATTTTTTCCTTCTTTAGAAACAATTCTTCTATCTTCTTCATTCAAAATAACAGATATTCCTGCTAATTTTTTCATTTTCATTATATCTTTAACTTTGTCAATCATAGCTTAGTGTAAGAATTTAAGT